GTTTGCCTTTAGACATATCCTCGTAGAAATCATCAGAACTACCAGCTAAAGCCAGGACTTCACCAGAGGTTGTGTCAATAAAAAGATAATCGTCATCTTCATAATCAACGAAGTTTATTACAGTTTGTTTAAACCGACTCTGTTCTTGTTTAACTGTCATCTTCACCCCTTTGCTTTGCTAGTTCTTCTTCAAACATCTTATTTATCTCTGGTATGTCTTTGTCAGATACAAATTCCCAAAGCACATCTTTCATGATTTCATCTTGATTTATTTCAGTAAAAACTTTTCTTACAACTTCATAAAATCTTAATGCTTGTAAAGAATGTTTACCAGAATCTTCGTCTTTATACCAATCAGCATGTATAGCCTCTAAAACCCTATACAAGTTCCTTAATTCGTCTTGAAGTTTCTTATCCATCTTACCCCCTAATCTAATAGAACCATATAGGCTTTAGGCTCATGTTTCATAAACCAGTCACATCCTTTACGGACATCCTCGTATCGTCTCAACATCTCAGAACCCTTTATAACATCATAAACGGCTAGAGCATCTGGCTTTAAAGTTACTTTCTCTCCAGTAAACTGGTTGGTAACCTCAACAGGTTTAGTGTCCAAAATTGGAACATTAAACGGTATCTTTCTATTTTTCATATTAATTACTCCTTACCTAATAATGTATACAAATAGTAGTTAGATGTCAAGAGGAAATAAGTTTCACCCTGGTGACCCAGGAATGAGGCGAATGTGATGCTTATTGTGGTTATGTGCTTATTGTGAATATATAGGAAAAAAATAAAAAAAATGCCGACTCTCTGGTGAGAGCCGACACTAATCCGACTATTCTAAATAGAATGTATCGTTTATAGATATAGATAAGTCTCCATTCCTTATTATATCTACGATCTCGTCTTGATAATTATTGATGTCAAAATTATCATCAACTGGATTACTCTTTATATGAGTATCTAGTTTGTCGTTTAACTCCTTAATCAAAGACATGACTTTCTCATGCTCTGCGTCTCTCTTTTCTTCCGTAGAAGCGAATTTAGCTAAACTTTCAGCTAGTTCTTTTATCATATTTACCCCCTTTGGTAAGTTGATAAGTCTAGTGTATACAAATAGTAAAGTATGTCAAGTAATGTGACATTTTATTTTTCCAACCTAAATTAGCATTAGCAGGTAGCTTAAACGGATTTCCGAACCAGGAAGCGTAGATCCTGGCATCTGGTGTGTGTATTGTGTGTTATTATTATATATATACCAACAAACTTCTTGCCGACCGACTATAAACCGACATCCGACCGACTTTAAAGCATGATTTTTATTTAGAGAGTGACCAAGAGAGAGAGGGGGCGCAGTTTCTTACCCTATATCCAACAATTACTATACTTTAATTTATATTTACTATTGACAATTAGTATCTAATCTGTATACTTTTTGTCTATAGGAGTTAATTAATATGTCTACACGAAGTTTAATTTGTTATGAGGATGAACAAACAAAAGAAATATCCTCAATCTATTGCCATTCAGATGGCTACTTGCAACATAATGGCAGAATACTAAATGCACATTATAAAGATAATGCAACCGTTAAAAAATTAGTAGATGGTGGCAACATATCTTGGCTATCAGATACTATCGAAGATACTGGGTATTATAAGAACCTAGAAAACAGAGGTGGTTCAGAAGACCAGGAGAGAACTAAAAAACACCTTAATCAATATATGTTATTTGACTATTTAAGAGGTGACATATTTATCGAGTGGGTTTATTTATTCAAGGATGGGGCTTGGCACTATTCTTATCTAATTACAGAAGATCATAAAAAAGGAACTATGGAACAGCATTTGGAAATGTCTAATGTTGCTCATTCTTGTTGGAGATTACTCAAACTTGCAGACGAAGTAAAAGAACAAACAGAGGTGGAAGAATGAGTAGAGATAAAAAGAAAGAATATATATTTAGTAATACCGTATTAATTACAGAAGAAACTACTGTTATGGCTAATTCGTATAAAGAAGCAGAAGATATATTTTGTCGTGGAGGTGGCGATACAGATGAAGTTGCTTGTAGTAGTGGTGGCAATTGGGAATGTATAAAAAATCCAGACATTTCTAAGGAGATCAAAAATGAAACTATTTAATATTTACTATCACGATAGTTATGGCAACACAAATTTAATTGCCACTACTAACAATCCTGATAAATGGTTAGAAACCAATAATGAGGACAGAATTAATGATGGCAACGAGCCTGAAGAACTTGAAGATTTTGAAATTCAAGAAACTAATTCATTTATTTTCGAGGAGATGAATGATGAGTGAGATTAGGGTTTGTAATGTATGTGGTACGAAAGATGAATATGAAAATATGATTATGAACATTGAAGAAATATTGGAGTGTTCAGAGCAAAGAATAACAGAATGGCAAAGCCATAATCCCAAAATAGATTTAGAAGATTGGTTTTGTATGTCTTGTTGTGCAAAACTGGGTAATGAAATAGAGGTGAATGATGAAAGATAAAGAATTAAAAGGAATTGCTAATGCATTGAACGATCATTATGGTGGACAAGAAATTACAACAAATCATTTGGTTAATGTTGCAATACTAAAAAACTACTGTCCTGATTGTCCTGGATGGCAAGGTGATATTGCTCTAGTTGTTCATGGTGGTGGCTCATGTTTCAAAGACATTCTCTACAAAATAGATGGGAAATGGACATGGGTAGAAAGTATGAATGAAGGTGACTATAAATGTAATTTGGAATTAATGTAAGGGGAAGAAATGAGTAAACCAAAAATGGAAATAGTATCAAATTTGGAAGGGGAAGATAATATTGTTTGGATAGATTTTAAAGGCAAAGAAATCAGAATAGAACAAGATAACTTTTATAACGAGGGAAAATTGATGATAACTGTTCACAACAAAGGTGAAGATTATCATGCAAAACTTTTAGTTGATAACGAAGAGGACACAAACGAGCAATCAGCTAAATAATAACGGGTGTTATTGTTTGGTGTTGAGTGCATAATTTTCGAGAGGAATTTATGAATAATAAAATACGCGAACAGAAGTTCGTAATCAACCCACCTAATTTCAATCTTGTGAAATTGCAGGTCGAGGGTTTAACTCCTTTAATCCAAAATAAGATGAAGGAGGCTTTGATAAAAGAAATGGAAGAAGTCCGTTCTGGTAAGGCTAATAAAGTCAATGCCAAGAGAACTGCTATCGATCCTAAAAAAGAGTATTTGAAATCTGCTTATACTCAGGATGATGGCACGTTTGGATTTCCTGCAAGTGCATTCAAACAATGTGCAGTTAGAGCAGGTAAGGCTTTAGGCTTGGCTATGACAGATGCAAGAACTTTGTTTTTCGTTCTGCCAAATGCCCCAGATGGAGAGTGTGTTTCTATTAAGTCTAAGAAACCAGTATTGAGGAAAGATCCAGTTAATGTAAAGACTGGTAAAGACCTCAGATTCAGACCAGAGTTTAGAAACTGGTCAGCAGAACTCCTGGTAAAATATGACGCTGATAGAGTGACCATAGAGCAGATAGCTAATTTGCTTAATCATGGTGGTCAAACCGTTGGTGTAGGTGAATGGCGTCCAGAAAGGAACGGCACATTCGGTATGTTTACAGTTGGTTCTAGTAAGGTGGCATAATGAGAAATAGCAGAATAAATTTAACTGCTGAACTCGTAAAAGTGCAACAAAGGTATGGGTCGGTTTCGGCTCATACCGTCTTACGAGAGGCAAAGAAGAAGTCTAGTCCTTTGCATAATTTCTTTGAGTGGGATGATAGTAAAGCTGCTCAAAAGTGGAGAATGCATGAGGCTAGAATGTTAATAGCAACGGCTAAGGTCTATGTTAGTGAAGTTAGTCCTGAAACCGTAAGAGCTTTTGTAAGTTTAAAGACAGACGAGGGTAGACGATTTGTTGAAACTGCTGAGGCTTTAACTGATGACCAAATAGCTGCTGAGTTATTTGAAACACTTCTAAGAAGAATGAATAGCTTAGAGGAACAGTTAAGGCTTATGAACTTGTATAAAGGCTCATATAAAAATACACTAGACAATGCAAGAAAACCTCTGCAAAAAAGTCTAGGATCAAAAAAAGGTCAAACTACAACCACTCTAACACCTAGATTGGCTTAGTTGATCTTTTTGGTAGGTCGTGTGTCTTTCATTTTACCCCCTCGATACATGACCTACTTTTTCATTTTGGCAGTCGTGGTATCGTAAGGTGGGTTGCGTTAAGTTGGGGTTGGTTATGGCAGTTATGGAGACGCTAGTTGGCGCGAGTTCTGGTCCGTTGTGTTTAGGCAGTTGTCGTACGGCAACGCAAGTTGGGGTCGGTTGCGTTTTGGTTTGGCAGTCGGGGTTAGTTATGTCGTGTTCCGTTTGGGTGCGTCAGTTAAGGTAAGGCTGTGTTTGTTGGGGTCAGGCAGGTTCTGTCAAGGCAGTCCAGGTGGGGTTGGTTGCGTTCTGTCACGTTAAGGCAGTCGTGGTGAGTCTCGTCTTGTTAAGTTATGTCAAGTTATGGCAGTTGTGGTTCGGCGCTGCGTGTTTCGTTCCGTTTTGTTATGGCAGTCTAGGAGAGGTTTGTCAAGTTGTTGCAAGTTGAGTTATGGTCTGTTGGGGCAGTTGTGGTGTTATACAACAAAGATTATAATTAGTTAGCTGGGGTCAATCCAACTCCCTATAGTGTATTTCATATTCGGGTTGGCTTCGGCTATTTTATGGAGAGATTTTATGAAAGGGAAAATAAGTAAAAAATTCGTTTACGATAACGATAGAAGTCCAATAGAAAATTTTAACTTTTGGCTATCAGAGAATGAAAGTGAAAGGTTTTGGAATGAAGAAAAACCGTTATCTTACAAAGAGTCTATTGATCTGTTTGAAAAACAGTATTGTGTCAAGATAGATGGAGTAAAGATAGATGAGTAGTTTATTAGCTGTTATCTTCGTTATCATCCTGGCTGCCCTCGTTGATTTCATGAGTGGTGGCAGTAGTGGACACAAGTGATTCATCATTTATTGGCACATCTATGATTTCTTGACCTATAAGTTGCTTTAACCTATTTTCTATCTCTTCTCGTGACATCATATCGATCTTACCGAATCTAACTTCTTTTTTATCAACAACTAATCCACCAACTTTCAACAAACTATTCTGGGCTGCGATTGCAGCATTATAAGATCCAGAGTCCAGAGCTTTGTCTCTTATGTCATACAGATCTTTAACTGCTCTATCATGATTTAATTCATACTTCTTTCTGACTTCCGACATGAGATATTTGTATTCCGACAAAACATTTTCGTTTTTCATAAGTTTGTATGCCGACTGTCTAGCATCTTTGTAACCAGATCTTTTTGCAGCTTCTACATAACTCATCTGTGGATTATTGACTA